TCATGGCAGCAGCCCCTCCGCCCCCAGCAACAGGCCGAGGGCGAGGTTCTTGAAGAACACCGGCGCGGCGAAGGCGGCGACCAGGCCGCAGGTGCCAAGAATGGCGAGCTGGGCGCGCAATGCCCATTTCTCCACCCGGCGATTGAGCATGGCGAGGCGTTGATCCTGCACGGCCCAATCGACGCCGATGAATTCGGGCGGGCGCGGGGTCACGCCGCCCGCCGCGCTAAAGGGATGCCGGTGATCCCGGAGAGGCGCACGGCCTCGTCACAATCATCACACAGCAGGCCGTGGCCGGGATGGACGGCCCAGCCCGGCGGAGTACCGCCGCCATGGTGCGCGCGGGCGCAGCGGGCGCATTCATGCACGATGGCGGTGGGCAGGGGTGCACGGCGGGCGGGGGAGGCGCGGCGGGCCATCAGTCCAGCCCCAGCGCGCTGCGATAGGTTTCAAGGATGAGGTCCATCGCGCGGCGATCATCAGGGCGCAATTTCCGCAGCCGCACGATCTGGCGCATGATCTTCACATCGTAACCGACCGCCTTTGCCTCGGCGTAGGCGTCGCGGATATCGTCGGAGATACCCTTCTTCTCTTCCTCAAGGCGCTCCACGCGCTCGATCAGCAGGCGCAGGCGGTCATCGGTGGCTTCGGCCATGTTACTCTCCGGTGCAGGGTGTGAGGGGGGCAGGCGGGGCGAGCGGGTCGCCATGGTCAGGGAACATGCTGAGCTGGTTGGGATCGGGCGGCTCGGCAGGCTCAGCCGGAAGGCCCGCCCGCAGCATGGTTGCGGGGGCCATGGGCAGATCGAGCGCATGGGCGATGCCCGATGGGCTGATCACGTGGACGAAGGTGAGGTCCATCCGCCAGGTCATGCCGCAGGCGGTATTCTCGCAATGGACCCACAGGGCCTTGACCATGGGCGTGATGGGATCGTTGCCGTGGATCACGCCGCCGCAGCTGCAGACGGGGCAGCTGATAGTGCCCCGGCGCATGCGTTTGGTGCCTCGGGTGGGAATGAAGCCTGCCCCTTCGCCGCTCATCAGCGATCCCTCCCGGCGCGGGCTGTAAGGGCGGCCTCGATCTCGGCGGCGATCTCCACCAGCCTGCGGGCGCCGGGCAGGCGCTGGGCAGCTTCCTGAGGGTCTACATCCAGATCGTCGGCCAGATCTTCGGCAATGCCGGAAATCAGATTGCCTGCCTCGCTGGAGAGGTTGGCAATGTGGCGGTTCCATTCGCCTTCGCCGGGGAAGGCGCGGGGCAGCGGCACGAGGACAAAGCCCTGCCGCCGGGCGAGGTGGCGCGTCATCACCGGGTGGCCGGGCTTGCCATGAGTGACAGCCTCCAGCGCCTCGATCACGCGGGCGGGCATCGAATCCCGGTCAGACTTGGAATAATAGCGGTGCAGCTGGCTGGTGGAGAGGCCGGTTTCCTCGGCGCAGGCTTCCAGCCCGCCGGCATCTTCGATCAACTGGCGTGCGCGTTCGGCCTGCCGCTGTTCCTGGGCGGGGAGGTTCATGCGTGGGTTCCGTTCCGGGAGTGGGGGGAATTTTCGAGAAATTCGCCCGATGATTGGCAAGCGCTGCAGAGGTAGGCAAAAGGCGGGCGGACGACGGAGGGGGCAACAGGGGCTAAGCCCTCTCCGCCGTCCACCCTGAGGTGAGCCGGGACTGCAACAGGGGAGAAAGACCCGGCTCGGGTCGCCTGGGGAAGGGAGTTCATGCCGATGCCCCCGCGCGGCGATCCACGCCGGTCCAGCGGGCATCGGGGGCAGGAGGGTATCCGCGTGGGTAGATGTCAGGCCGCAGATCGTGGCGGGAGACGCCGTAAAGGGCTTCTGCCTTGAGGACGTATTCGGCAGGCAGGCGCTTGGAGGATTGCAGCCATTTCCACACCGCCGTCTGCGAGACGCCGAGCGCGCGGGCGAGGGCGCTTTGCGAGCCGGCCTTCTCGACCAGAGCTTCGAGCGCTTCGAACGGTGTGAACCGGGCTGACATCTCAGCGCGCAGCCAGCTTCCGGTTCGACACCCAATCTACCGTGGTGTCATACCCGTCCTGGAAGGCTGCGGGGTTGTGAGGCTCGTCTGCCTGCAGGGCATTCGGGACCAGCAATTCGTAGATCCGGGCCAGCACGGGGGAGGCTTCCGAAAGCCCGCAGAGCGCTCCGAGGAGCCACCACGCCAGATAGCGCGGGCGGCCCGAGGTGGGCATTTCAAACCATACGGGTGTGTTGAGGAGTTTCATGCGCGGCTTCCTCTTGGTTGGAGGGCTATATCAATAGGCATAGCTAAAACTAATGATTTAGCCGTGTCAATGCCTAAAGTTGGGTGGCGCGCTAAAACCAATGATGTAGCGTCGGTGGCTGATGTTTCGTGGTGATCGCCTAGAAGAGCTGCTGATCGCGCTTGGATTGTCACAATCCGAGCTGGCGCGGCGCGTTGGCGTCTCGCAAACGGTGATCTACAAACTCGTCAGCGGACAATCGCAGGGATCAAAGTATATCCACCGGATCGCCAGCGAGCTGGGGACATCGGCGGAATATTTGATGGGCGAAACCGACGATTCCGCGCCGCATGGAGGCGTGCCGACGCCGCCCAGCGCGACCAGCAAGGCTGCAGTCAAAGGTGTTGGCGAGGCCAGCGATCTGGTCGAATTGCACGAGTTCGACGTGTCATTCGGGCTTGGCCTGTCGTTCATCCATGATGTTCCGGTGACCGGAAAAAAGCGGGTATTCTCGCGCGCATGGGTGCGTCAGTTCACCGAATCCCCGATGGAATATCTGTTCTTCGCCACCGGCAGCGGGGATTCGATGATGCCGACCATCCTCGATTCCGACGTGGTGCTGATCGACAGTTACGACCGCACCCCACGTTTTGCCGACAAGCTCTGGGCGATCGAGATCGGTGGGATGGGCTCAATCAAGCGCCTGCGGCCCACAAAGGACGGATCAGGAATGATCCTGATTTCCTCAAACCCCGAGGTGCCCGATGACGTCGCCTATGACGGCGAGATGCAGATCATCGGCCGGGTAGCGGGGATTTTCCGCAAGACTTAGGTGTGAAGTGGGGGCTTCATGAGGGGAACTTTGATTATCGCCGCGATGCTGCTGCTCGCGGCTTGTGGCTCTGGCGCACCCGAGATCCCGCAGGAGCCGACTGCAACCGCAAAGGATGATGCGGTCTCTTTCGTCAAACGTTTCCAGGCTGTCGTCGCCCCCTGCGATGCCGCCGGAAAGGTAGTGAGTTCCGTCAATGACATGGTCAGCATGTATCGCGCGGCTGACCACATGGAGGCGGCCTGCCTGGAAGTGCCCGGCAAAATTCGGGAGCTTGAGGTGCCGGTTTCGCTTGGCAAAGATGCCCATGCCCAGTTCACCAAAGCGGTGGAGGATTGCGACAATGCCTATCTCGCCCGCTGGTCTGCTGCGCGAGCGATGAAGGAAGCAGTCGAGCACAGCGATTCCATAGCCGCGCAAGCGGACCTGGCTGACGCTACTGAGGGTTTGCAGGCTGCTATCCTGATCTGCGGGGCGGGGCTTGCCGGGGGCGCGATGTCAGTGGGGGCTTCGGAGGCTGATCTGGGGCTGAAGGATCAGTAAACAAACGCGGAAGAGCAGAAGCTCCGGTTAAGAATTTTCGCTGTAGCAGGCCTACCATAGACGACCCCAAATTCAGAGTGAGGGTCTATGGAATTGCAAGCTTCAGTGAAACGTCGCTGGGGCAACGGGAATTGGTCGATGGCGAATAATGTTCAGGCAATCCGGTTCAAGCAATGGCTGCCAGAGTGGGACGATTTTGAGTTTGATCCCGCACAGCACAGGCGTAAGCCTGAGGAACACATCCTTCTATTTTCAATGCCCGCAGTGCAACTTCGGGCATTGAGCGGTGTTTATCGTCGAACACGTGACAATGAAGGCGGGGAAGGGCTGCAACGATTGCACGATCCTAAGCGATCTGCAGCTATTCGTGACTTCGTCCGATTTGGTCACCCCTACAGCGGACTGCCGGTTGCCGCTCGAGACGAATCTTCGGCAGCAATGCGGAAGCCTGGATGGCTTCCAACGGCAATTGTAGTGAACATCCTTACTGAGGGTGATCGCCGACGCGGACGCAAAGTGGCGGCGTCAGATCTAGTTTCAGTAAATTGTGATGGTGACAGCCGTGCTGAATTGACCCTCCCCTATTCCGATCGTCTCGAGCAATGGATGCCGACCGAGCTTGAGCCTTTTGAAGTCATAGACGGGCAGCATCGTCTGTGGGCATTTGACGAAGCGCTTAAGGACGGAACTTTGCCAGGTGATTTTGAGTTGCCAGTGGTAGCGTTTACCGGTCTGGACGTCGGCTGGCAGGCATATCTGTTTTGGTCGATCAACGTCTCACCAAAGCGCATTAATCCGAGTCACGCATTCGATCTCTTTCCCCTGTTGCGTTCGGCTGAATGGCTGGAGACGCTTTCAGACCTTCGCATTTATCGCCAAGCTCGTGCGCAGGAACTGACAGAGATTCTCTACACCCAACCAGAGAGTCCATTCCACAACCGCATCAATATGCTGGGCGAGTCCTCCAGAACCGCCCCTCCGGGCGCTGGTGTGACTCAGGCTGGATGGGTACAGGCAATCACCACTAGTTTCTTGGCGACAGGTTCTGGGCGCTCAGCAAACGGTTTGTTCGCTGCGGACATTTCCGCTGCGAGAGGCCCTCTTCCTTGGTCGCGACCACAGCAGGCCGCCTTCCTCATTGAGCTATGGAATTCTATTAAGAGCGCGATCCTTGATCGGCCTGCTGAATGGGTGGAACAACTAATCCGTCCTCAGGGTCAAGACAGCCTAGATCCTAACCCAATTCCGGCCTTCACCGGCGGGCGCACGATGTTGAACCAGGAGCAAGGTGTTCGTGGAGTCCTTGCGGTGGCGAATGAGGTATTCTTCGGCCTTGCCCAGATCGAACCGGATCTCTTTGAGTTCGATACCAGGATTCAGGCGGGAGGAGCTACGGCACCCGAAGATGTGTCAGTCGCTCTAAGTGAGCTTGCTGGTTCAGAGCTTCACGCTCGGATAGCACAATTCGGCTCGACCATCGCCAGTTTTGATTGGCGTTCTGCCGATGCTCCGGGTCTTGATGAGGGACAACGCCTGCTAAAAAGAGCGTTCAGGGGAAGCAGCGGCTATGTTGCGCTCCGGGAGCAACTTTACCGGCATCTCGCTGAAGGGCCAAACTGGTTGGCCGAAATTTCAGGTCACGCACTCAGCCGGTTGGCGTGAAATGATTGCTCCGCTTAATCAACAAGATAAGGCAACGTTGGCGCTTGCCGATCCAGCTGTCATTGTCGCCGCTTTGACGCGCTACAGGAATGCTGCGGTCCCGCCTTGGCTTTCTGCAGTAAATCATTTTCCAGATGGAGTTTTGCCAACAGGCCCGGTCGCCTTTGGAGGGGTGTCCGCTCAAGACATGTCTGAGTTGATCGCTGTAAGGGGACCACTTCATGCTGTGGACGGCTGGAGCTACCTAGGGCGAGCTCTCGCTTCCCTCCTCAGTGGTCAAGTACACGCTGCTCGACACCTCTCCTACTATGCTGAATTGCGAGCTGGTCTGTCGATCCTGGCAAGCGCTGGAGTAGGAATATTCAATAGGCAAAATGCAGTGCTAGATGCGAATGGGGACGTTCACATCATGTCGCGGCGCGGGACCCATGAAATGGCGTGGCTCGCACTCTCAGAGTGGGCTGCGCGGGCTTCGAGCATCGAACATCTGATATCGCCGATTCGCTTTGCGGGTGGGTCACTTCTCGATCCATTCCAGGAGTTTTTCCCTGGCGGCGCCTCAACTGCGATAGGCGAGTTGATGATCGAATGGGGTTTCGATCTTCAGCAAGGCCTCGTCGACCGGAATCAACGCAATTGGTCTAGCTACCAGCCCACCGCATTGGGGCCAATTTTGACCCGTCCGGTCGATGACGCCGCCTTTTTTCAGATGTTCTGGCAAGCGGTTCGACCGAATGGCGTGGAACTGGAACGGCATCTCCTGCGCATTTTGTTGGAAACTGAGGCGCGATCTTTAAATGCAGGAGTGGCGGACTACGAACACAGGTACGAGCGGCTGCAGGCCGGCACTAAGAATGTTGTCTCCTTCGGCTTTTTAACAAGAGTGGTCGACGCATACGATCACCAGTTCCTGACATATCTGGCTGACAGGGCTGCGCCCGCACATCCTTACGCAATGCTGTGCCGAGCGGGCCTCCTTCTCAAGTTGGCGATTGGTATGGCAGAGGAAAACCTGCGTGCGGCGGGCGTACAGCCGACACAGCATTTCAACGATTGGTGGCAAGATTTTGGCGCCCAGCAGGGGCTCTGGCCACCAGGTAACCCACCAGAGGCGACAGTCGATCTTTGGTCGGATATTGAGCTGGCCTTGGAAGATTGTGCGGCAGCGCCGACTGGCCATCGACATGAATGGATAACGGCATTAGCAGGCAACGCCATCAGAATGTGTGAGACAGAGCGGGCTGCTCTCTGGGGGTTGTTCCAGTGAAATATATGGGGTCGAAGCGTGCGATGCTCGGCAATGGCCTGGGCGAGGCGCTTGGACGCTCATTGTCAGAGGCCAAACGCGTGTTCGACCTCTTCACTGGATCGGGGGCGGTCGCGTGGCATGTCGCTGAGCGCTACAAACACGAAGTTCTTGCATGCGATCTTCAGCAGTATTCGGTGGTGCTAGCCGCATCTGTAATTGAGCGGACTTCGCCAATCACTGATCGGGATTGGGTCGAACGTTGGATGCGACGCGCGCGCGCGCGCGTCTCGGCCCACAAGGATTGGAAAATAATCAAGGAATTGCAGCGCAACTTGAAGCAATTGTCTGCTCAAGAAGCTGCGGCAGGTGCCCATGAGATCGTCTTTGATAAGAGGTATCCTCTTAGCCAAGCCTACGGCGGATACTACTTTTCTCCTCTCCAATCCCTTTGGTTGGATGCATTGAGGGCGAGCCTGCCAACTGAGGATGACCTACGCAATGTGGCGTTGGCCGCACTGATTCAAACAGCAAGCCGATGTGCCGCCTCTCCCGGCCATACCGCACAGCCGTTCAAACCTAATGCCACGGCAGGCAAGTACCTAATTGAGGCCTGGGCGCGAGATGTGGCGGCTATAGTTCGTGCGCGCATTGATGATATTGCACCTCGCTCAGCTAGCACGAAGGGAAAGGCTCACTGCACCAACGCACTGGAACTTGCTGAAGAAGCGCAAGCGGGCGACTTGGTTTTTCTCGATCCACCGTATTCTGGGGTTCATTACAGCCGCTTCTATCATGTGCTAGAGAGTGTAGCTCGTGGTGAGGTCGGTGAAGTTTCGGGCTCTGGACGATACCCTGACCGGAGCGAGCGCCCAGCATCTGACTTTTCTATGCTCACCACTTCCAAACGAGCTTTTGATGAACTGCTTGCCACCCTTGCTAGGAAGAAGGCCAGCGTGATCATAACCTTCCCGGCAGGGAAGGCTTCAAACGGCCTCAGTGGAGATGATGTGAAGGCGCTCGCAGCGGATCACTTCAAGATTGAGGAAGAGAAAGTGTCATCCCGTTTCTCAACCTTGGGTGGAGACCTCAAGCATCGAGTTGCGCGCCAACAAGCTGATGAACTCATTCTCACTCTGTCTAACTGATCTCGCCTCGAGCCTACCAAATCTGACCGTTGCAACATAATCCCAGTGGGCCAGCATAGAACAAGGTGGCAGTTCAGCACGAGGGGCGGTCGGTCTCAGCTCACACTCTCCAGCTTAATCGAACTGGCCAGCCCGCCACCCTTATCCAGCGTGTGCTGGCTCTCGCCGATCAGCCACTTCACGGCATCGATCTCGCTGTCCCAGCCTTCCAGCGTCACGGGCAGGTTAGGCTCCAGGCCGGGATCGCCCAGCGCCATCTGGTAGGAGAACTGATATTCGCCGCGCGCGGCCTTGCGGGCTTCGGCGGCGGCGGCCTGTTTTGCCTCGGCCTCGCTGGCGAAGCTGCGCTTGATGCGCCGGGCGTTCTTCGCGCCGCCCACCTTTACCGTCTTGCCCTTGGCTCCGCGCTTATCGTGCCAGCGCGCCTCGGCCCCGTCATGCTGTTCGCGGTCGGGGATGGTGAAGCTCCAGCGGCTGTTGTTCTGGCGGCTCAGCGTGGCGCCTGTGAAGGCCTGGCCGGAGGCATTGGCACTGGCGCCGATGGGCAGGAAGATCAGCGTGCCGTCCTTCACCGTGGCCACGGCATCGTAACGCGCGCCCAGATCGCGCACGAAGGCGGCATCGCTCTTGGCGGCCTGCTCGATCGAGGGCAGGGCAATGCTGGCCAGATCGGCATGGATGCTGGCCTTGAGGCCATTGGCCCCGGCAATATCCTGCAGCACGGCGCCAAGAGTGGTGTCTTTCCAGCCCTTGTCCTTGCGCTTGCGAAAATCCCCGGTGAGGTCGGCCGAGCGGGCCTTGATGCGCAATGTGTCGGGCGGGCCGCTCTTCTCCACCTCGTCCACCTTGAAGCGGCCCTTGTCGATCAGGCCCAGCTTCACCCCTTCGCCTTCCAGCCAGCCCAGCGAGAGGCTGGCATAGACGCCGCGCTTGATGGGCTTCAGCGCGCCGTCATGGTTGGAAAGCTCGATCTCGAGCTCGTCCGCCGCTTCGCCCAGCTTTTCGGTGAGGGAGAGGCGGATCAGGCGGGGGACGATTTCCTTCGCATAATCGATCCCGTCCACCACCAGCGAAAAGCCGGCGCGGCGGGCGCTCATGGCTGATACCTCAGCAGATCCACCGCGAAGTCATAGCGGCGGGCGCGGCCGCCCATGATGATGTTCTGTTCGCGGTGATCCACGGCCACGATCACGAACTGGCCCAGCACATCGCCTTCGCCCAGGGTGACATCCTGCACCTGGCCGCTGTCGGCCATTTCGCGCAGGCGGGCGATGTCGGAATATTTGCCCGCCACTTCGGGCACCAGCACGCCGTTGAGCGTGATCTTGTCCTCGCCCGGCCCGGTGAATTGCAGGGCATCGCGCGCGCCGAAACGGGGCGCGGCGGCCCAGTTCCAGCTCATGCGCCGTTCCAGCTCCTGATAGGAGAGGCCATCGGTGGTGAAGATGAACATGCCGATGGAGAGCAGACGATCGCTACTCATCGTAATAGGCTCCGCGTCGGGCGGCGGCGGCGCGGCGCTCCAGCTCGTCCGCCACGCGGCGGGCAAGGGCGGCGGCATCCTCGCCGGGTTGCTGGTGGATAGTGATGGAGATGTTCACGCCGCCGGCGGCGCCTGCCAGCGCGCTGCCGCTGGTGGGGCCCTTGGCCGCCGCCGGGGCGGTGCCCAGCGCGACGGCACCGGCAACCGCCGTGGCCATGCGGCCGACCGAGCGGACCGGCCGCGCCGCGCCCTGATCCACGCCGCGCGCCAGCCCTTCGGTGAGGTATCCGCCCATCTGCATGAACAGGCGGGAAGGGGATTTGATGCCGAAGAAGTTCTTGAAGGCGGTGACGCCGGTTTTCGCGATGTCCAGCAGCCGGTTGCGCAGGCCGAAGGGATTAAGGCCGTTGAGCAACCCGGCCATGATCTGCTTGCCCATGGCCAGCATGCGGGAGGGCAGGGACGCAAGGAAGTCGATCCCCGCGCCGAAGGCGGACTTGATCCCGTCCCAATGGCGGATGACGAAGGCCACGGCCATGCCGATCGGGCCGAACAGGGCCGGGAAGCGCATGAAGGTGGATTTGATCCAGTTCCATGCCGCGCTGAGATTGGCCAGCCCGGCGTTGAAGGCGGCCTTGATCGTGTCCCAATTTCGATAAATCAGATAGCCCGCCACAGCGATGCCGCCCGCGATCAGCATGATCCCGAGGATTATGGGGTTTGCCAGCAGATAGAGGCCTGCGCGGGCAATTCCCTTGGCCATGAACAGGGCTGCCGTCCGGAGCATGGTGAAGGCGCGAGCAGCTTTTGGGAATGCCTCGGCCACCGAAGCAGCTGCCTTCCACTTCTGGTACATTCCCCATGCGCTGGCGGCAGGCTTCAGGATGCTGCCAAAGGCGAATTGCAGCCCGCCGATTCCGATCTTCGCGGCGGCGGTGCCGGCGACAAGGTAGAGCAGCCCGGTTGTCAGCTGCGGGTTCGCCTGGGCGAAATTTCCCACGCCTTCCGCCATTCCACCGAGAATACCAAGGAACTGGCTTGCGACGGGAAGAAGCTTGTTGCCGAGCACCAGCATGGTTGCACTGAGTTCGACCCTGAAAGCGGACCATGCGACCATGCCGTCATTCATCTTGCGCTGATCGAAAGCCGCGAGAACGGTGCCCTCCGCTTTCGAAATTTCGTCGCGCATCTTGCGGTAGTCGTCCATGTTCTGGATCAGCGAGGTCACTGCCATGCGGGCCTGCTTGTCGCCGAAAACCTGCCCGATCTTTTCCATGTTGCCGCCGGTCACCTTGTTGGTGAGCTCCGCAATGGCCTCGAGCGGGGTTTTCCCCTCGGCATAGGCGCGCTTCATCGCGGCGGGCAGGTCCACGCCAAACTGCTTGTCGAAAGCGCGAATGGTGGCAGGCGCGTAGATCTTGGACATCAGATCGCCCACGTTGGTGGCGGCTTCGTCTGCAGACCCGGTAGCGCGGCGGGCGATCTGCAGCGCGGCAGTCAGATCCGCCACCGCTGCCGTTCCGTGCTGGCCAAGCGTCTGCGCCTGCGCGGTCAGTGCAGGAAACCACTTGGCCATGTCCTTGATCTCGAAGGCGCCGGCATTGCCACCGGCGGCCATGATGTCGAAGGCCTTGCCCGTCTCGCTGGCTGCCAGCTTCAGGTTGTTGATATTGGCGTAGGCGGCGGCGGCGCCGTCTGCCAGTTCCACCTTGAAGGCAGTGCCCAGCTGGCCAATGGGCGTGGCCAGTTTCACCGCGTCACGCGGATCCATGCCGAAACCGGAAAGCACGTCCACCGCCGCGCGCATGTTCTCCGGCAGCTGATAGGTGGCGCGTGCGACCGATAGGATGTTGCCCTGCATGCGCATCATCTCGCCATTGGTGAGATTGGCCTTTTGCTGCAGGTCCACCATGCCGCTGGAAAATTGCATGGCCTCGCGGGCGGAAAGGATGATCGGCGCCATCATCCCGGCGCCCTGCATCATGTTTGATTGTCCGGCGGCCTGCAGGCTGTCGCCCTGGGCGTGCATCCGGGCGACTTTGCTGTCGATCTGCAGGAAGCGCTGGCGCTTCTCCAGTTCCCGATTGGTCTGGGCGACGGCCTTCACCAGCTCGCGCTCGGCCATCACCAGCCCGCCCTGCATGCTGCCGCTGGACAGGCGGCTGCGCACATCCTGCAGCTGGCGGTCAAGATCGCGGGCCTCGCGCTTCAGCCCGGCCAGTTCCTGCGCGCCCGACTTCCCCAGCCCGATGATGTTTTTCATCGAGCCGGAGAGCTTGTCGAGCGCGTTGAAGCGGATGGTGAGAGCTAGCTTCTTATCCATGGCGAAAGCACTGCCTTGAGGTTCATCTCGTATCGATCGACCGCCAGGCGCTGCCACATGGCCAGCTCTTCCAGATCCATCTCGCGCAGGTCAGCCAGCGGCCAGTGGAACAGGAAGGCGACGTCCGCGATCAGCTGTTCGGGGTCTCCTGCTCGATCTGGCCAAGCACCTTGGCCAGCATCGCCTTGTCCGCCGCCGTGTAGAAAAAACCCGAGATCGCCCCTCCCAACGAAAGCAGGTCGGCAGGGTCCATGTCTTCCACTTCATGGGGCAGAAGGGGCGGGATTGTGATGCGCGGGATCAGCGCGATCATGGTGTTCACTTCGCCCTGCTGGATGGCCTGCAGGGTGAGCCCGCGCAGATCCTTGGCCTTGGGTTTGCGCACATCGACGGAGGTGATCAGCTGGGTGCCGCGGCGGATCGGCTCCTGCAGGGGGACTGTCTCTGTCGCGGGGGCATTCTCGGGCGCCAGTTCGGTTTGCGGTTCGGTTGGGAGCTGATTGGGATCGGGGGTTTCCATCGCGGCTTTCCTTGGTTCCTTGTCGGCCTATTGCTGACGCTGCTTGAGGCCGGGGACTCGCGGCTTCGGGATCTCCGCCGGACGGGAAGCCGCGAAGCCCCGCCCGGCGAAGAGGGTCAGCCGCCAATGGCGGCGCGGATGGCTGCGTAACGATCGACGCCATCCACCACGTAGATTCCGGAGATCATGTCGATTTCGAGCAGTTCGCGCCCGTCCACGATCACCTTGTAATAGGTGAGGACGGTCTTCACCTTCTTCTCGGTATCGTCGCCGGGCTTCCAGCTGCCGAAGTCCAGTTCCTGGTGCCGACCGCGCATCACCAGTTCGACCGAGGAGACGGCGCCGGTGTCTTCCGCCTGGAAAGCGCCCAGCGCGCGGATTAGTACGCCATCGATCTGGGTAATGCCCATCTGGCCCACGACCTGGCTGGCAAAGCCGCCAATGGTCCATTCGAACTCGAGCGCTTCGAGGCCATGGTCGATCTTCACCGCGCCGAGCATGCCGCCGCCGCGCCAGTCTTCCATGGAGTGGCTGACCTTGGGCGGCGTCAGTTCGGCGCTCTGGCCGAGGTAGGCGTTACCCTCGTTATAGAGGTTCAGGTTCTTGAGCTTGGAGGGGAGGCGCATCGCGGGATCCTTTCGTCAGGTGGAGGGGCGGGAAGGGTCAGACGGCAGATCAGCCCGCCACGATGTCCGCGAAGCTGGCGTAGTAGCTGTCAGTGATGCGCTGGTTGATCTCGAGGCCTTCCAGCGGCGCGGCGGGGGTGAAGTCGAAATCGATCTTCAGCTGCCCGGCGGCGAGAGTGGATTCCTCGTTAATGGCGGGATCGTACCAGGCGCGGGCGCCGATGATCATTCCCTGCCCGGTCAGCAGGCGGAAGCGGGCGTTGATCGTCTCGAGGATGTCTTTCACCAGCACCTTGGTGAGCGGCTTGTCCATTGCCCAGGTCAGGCCCACCCCGATCTCGTCCTTCAGCACCTGCGCGGTGCGGGTGGCGCTTTCGAAGGCAAACAGCGGCTCGCTGGACAGGGTGCGATTGCCCCAGAAGCGATAGCCTTCGTGCCGGATCAGGGTGGTCACCTTGGCATCGTTCAGCAGCTTGGCGTCGGTATCGCCGCCCAGAATGTCGAAGCTGATATCGCGATCGAGGCCGGTGACGCCGGAAACGGCGATGTTGGAGATCGTCTTGTGCCAGCCAATGTCCTGATCGATCTTGGCGCGCAGGCCCAGCGCGCGGGCCACGGTATCGCCCAGGAATTCGGCGGCGAAGCGGGGCCAGAGCAGCATCAGCTCGCGCGCGCCGAAGCCGCCGGCATAAGTGATTGCCTCGGCCACATCGTCGCCCTCGCACTGGGCATAGACCATGGCGCGCAGTTGCTCGGCGATGGGCAGAAGTTCGGCCACCACGGCCTGGCTATCCAGCCCCGGCACGCCAAGGATGCGCGGGCGCAGGCCCAGCTGGGCCTGTGCGGCGAGGAAGGCCTGCATGCCGGTGTAGACATTGCCGGCAGTGACAGTGCCGATCAGCCTGGCTTCCTGATCCTCGGCGGCGGTGGGGGCATCCTCGCCCACGCCGGCAACGCCAATGGCCACGCGCACCACCACCAGTACCGGGCTGCACTGATCGGCAATCGCCTCGAGCGCGGGCTTGAGCGTGCCGCCCGTACCCGCCTGGCCGATGGCCTTGCGGATATCGGTCACCAGCACCGGGGTATCGAGCGGAAAGGCCTCATCGAGCGCGTCGGTTGCGGTGCCCGCATCCGCCGTGGCGGTGCAGAGCAGGCCGATGATCGCGGTGGATTCCGGGTTGATCGGGCGAGTGCCGGTAACAACCTCGTTGACCTTGACGCCGTGGAACATGGATTTCTCCTTCAGCTGACGGGCGCGGGGGAAACGCCGCCCGCCCGGATGGGGATGGAAAGGACGATGCGCTCATTCGCGCTGGGCAGATCGGTGCGTTCGCCCTCGATGGTGATCACGGCCTGGCCGGGCTGGCCTTCGACCGGGGCGAGGCCGACTTTGAGGACGCGCAAGTTCGGCCCCCAGCGACGGATGGCGTATGCAGTGGCGGCATAGGCCAGCAGGCGCGTGGCGCCGTTGAGCGGCTGATCGATCAGCTCGAACAGCATCGATCCATAGTCGCGCCGCTCCACGCGGCTGCCGATCGGGGTGGTGAGAATGTCGCCGATGGACTGCGCGAGATGCAGCTCGCCAGAGATCGCCTTTCCGGTGTTGCGGTCCATCCCGATCATGAGGGAGGCCCCGAACTGCCGCTGCCGGAAGTGACGCCGCTGTGGGTGTGGCTGGACAGGTGCTTGCCGCCGCCGGTCACTTCGCTGGCGGTAACCTCGCCCTGGACATCGGCATCGCCTGCAACGGACAGATCCGCCTCAGTTGCGATGTTGCCGGAAACGTCCAGCTTGCCCTCGATCGAGACGTCGCCCTTGATGCTCACACCGCCATCGGCCTCGATCCGGGCGGTCGCGCCGCCGGGCAGGGTGATGTCGTAATGGTGGGCATCGGGATCGTAACCGATTTCGGCACCGTCCCCGAAGCGCACGAATTCCCGCGCGCCATTGCCGGGGGCAGGGAACTGATCGGAATAGAGCGCGCCGAAGGGGATCGCCTGGGCAAGGTCGCCGTCCGGGCAGAACAGCAGCACCTGCTCGCCCTCGCTGGGCGGGCTCCAGACGATGGTTTCGCCAGCGCGGATCACGCCCCACTGGATCTGGGTAGTGGAAACGGCGCCTTCTTCCGGGTCGCCGAATTCCACCTCGCAAAGGGCGGTGGTCAGGTCCACGCCCACCACTTTGCCCAGGCGCAGGATCTGCGACGGGTCGGAAACATGATCGGAAAGCGGGCGCTGCATGGCAGCGATGGCAAGCGCAAATGCCGGGGGAATGCGAGAGACGCGCCTCCTTGGCGGCGCGGCAAGGAGGGTGGCTCAGCCGAAAGCCAGCATCATGTCGGAACTGTCGGGGATGTCGTCCGGCACTTCCAGCTCGGCAAAGGAAATGCCGGCGCCGCGATAGTTCAGGGCGTTGCTGACCAGGCGCAGGCGCAGGTCGCTCCAGTCGGTTACGGCGGATAGGTCCGGGGTGAAGGCATAATCGGCAAAGGCCCCGGTGGTGAGCGTCTTGACCGCATCCGAAGCGATCAGCGTAGCGCCCTGGTAGACATGCATCTGCGCCGTGGGGTTCGACCCGGTGGAAACCAGCGCGCCGCCATAGGTGTTGATCTTGGCCATGCGATAACGGACGGTGCAGGTGCCCGGCGCCGGGGTTCCTGCGGGGTCGGTGAGCCCCACTTCCAGCGTGGCCAGGCTGGTGCCGGTGCTTTCATCCGTGTGGTAGGCCTGATCGCTGTCGCTATAGGGCGTTTCGTCAATGGCCGCATAGCCGTTGTAGAAGTTCGCCTTGGTGACGTTGCTGTTCGGCCGAAGGATCTGGGTCATTGGCTCAGGCCTGTTCGACCAGGGCGACCATCACCCATTTTGCATCATCGCTGTTCCATTCGAAGGCGGCCTTGAACCATTTGCCGGCAGTGGTGGCCACTGGCAGCGTCTTGTTCTTGGCGGCAACAAAGGAAGCGCCCCAGCTGATCGCGCGGGAAGTGCCGTTGTCCTTCGCATAGACCACCAGCTGCTGCTGATCGGTGGGCGTGCCGGTGGGATCGGGGAAGGTGGTGGCCCCGGTCAGGCCGAAAGCCTTGAAGCGATCGGTCGTGTCGCAATTGGCAGTAAGGTTCCCGCTGGCGGCCGGGGCTGCGACGACGCGGCGGGTGATGCGCTTGTTGGTGAGCGTCTCCGCGCCGGTGAGCGAGGCCTTGGTCGCGAGGGCATTGAGCACGGTGGTGGCGAAGGCCGGATCGTCGCCCAGTGCGGCGGCCAGCTCGTTGAGCGTGTTGAGTGCCTCGGGCGCGCTGTCGAGAATGGCGGCAGTGGCGGCAAGCACGAAGGCCGTGGTGGCAAGCTGCGTAGTGTTCGTGCCGGGGGCCGCCGTGGGGGCGGTGGGCGTGCCGAGGAAGGCCGGGCTGGCCTTGGGGGCGAGGGCGGCCAGAATTGCCGCCAGCGCCACATTGTCGCCGGGCACGCCTGCCAGATCGCCAAAGCCATCCGCGCCGCCGCCGGGCGGGCCGCGCATCAGTTCGATTGGCAGGGTCTTTGTCGCGCCGCCCTGGACAACCAGCACGCTTTCCGTGCCCGTGGCTGCCTCTGCAGCAGGCAGCTGGGAGATCTTCCTGCCCATCAGTTCGCCTCCGCTTCCGCAGTGCCGGGCGCGACTGGCCAGATCGGGTCCAGAAGGTCCATGTCGCGCAGGGCCTGCCGATAGGTGGCCCAGGCGGCACACAGGGCATCGTCCAGCGGCGTATCCGGCAGCTGGGTCCAGTCACTGGCCGCAAGCAGCCGGTCGCGCCGCAGGCGGTTCCTGGCGGTGCGGGTTTCGGGATCGTCTTCGGGATCCACGGCGCGGGGCCTGCCGCCGCGCGCCACGATGATCTTGCCTTCGCCCTGTGCGGCAAACAGCTTCTCATATTCCGCAGGGGTGACCGGAACGGCATCTGCCGGGATCATGCAATCCGGGTTGGGAATCATCCGGCGGCGCCGGCTGCCGGGGGCGGGCTGATCCTCACGGATTCTGAGCGCGCCGTGGATCAGCTCGGAATAGAAGCCGCCGGTAGAGGGGCTGTAAAATCGTCGGTTCGACATGATGTGCTCCGCTATTTCCCGATGGCGAGGATCTGCACCGGGACAGCATCCGATGCGTTGAACAGCGTCACCGAGGAGGCGGTCTTGCTGTAGACATAGGGCCCGTTGTCCGAGGCTGCCGCATTGTAGAGGCCGCCATTGGCGAAGGCCGCGACACAGGCGCTGGGGAAGTTTTCGGGCAGGGCGAGCGTAGTGGTGCCATTGGCATTGGCGGTGCCAGCGAAGATCTGGAAGATCGCGCTGCCGATCTTGATCACCATGGTGCTGCCGCTGCCGCTGACCGAGATCAGGCCTGCGAGCGAGGCGGGAGTAACGGCCTTGGTGCCGATCGTGGCAGCCAGAACTTCGGCCACGCTGGCCGCCGGAACATCGATCGAGCGGTTGGCCGAGAGGGCGCCGCCGCCGCTTGCCAGCCCGCTGGTGGAAATGGTGCGGGTGCTGGGCACCTTTGCCGCAATCGCATCGAGGATGCTGGCGAGGGAGGCCGGGGTGAGGGCCTTGGTGTTGATGGCACCCGCCAGTGCTTCTGCCGCGCTGGCGATCGACACGGTTAGGGTCCGGTCGGCGGAAAGATCGCCGCCACCGCTGACAAGGCCGCCGCCATTGATCTTGCGGCCCGCCGGAACACCGGCGCCAATGTCTGCCAAGGCACCGGCAAGGCCATAGGGCGTGACCGCCTTGGTATCGATCTCGCCAGCGGAGGTTTCGGCCCGGCTTGCCTTGGGCACCATGATCTCGCGATTGGCGCCCAGATCGCCGCCGCCACTGGCAAGGCCGGTTCCGGTGATGGTGCGGGCAGTGGGCACGGCGCCAACATCCGCCGCATCCAGCACCACCACGCCGACCTTGCCGTTCACGCTGGAAACCGGCGCGGGGATATTCAGCGAGAGCCAGTTGGCCAGATCGCTGGCAGGCTCTTCCTGCAGCACGTAGATCTCGGTCGGATCGGTATCGCCGCGAATGGCCCAGTCGCCGACACTGGCTTCCAGTGCGAGCATGGCCGCTTCCGATTCCGGAAACCAGAAGTCGATGGGATCGATCGGCGGGCGCTGGGCAAGGGCAAGCTTCCCGTCCGCGCCCAGAGTGGCCACGCCATTGGCAACGCCCAGCTGGGCAAGCGCGACATAGACCGCCTTGAGGATGGCGGGGGAAACGATCGTGTCGTCGCCATCCCCGGCCTGAACCTCTTCCAGCGTGGCAAGCTGGGCCACGCCTGCCGTCTCGGCAGTGGCGGGCGGGTTGAGGAAATTGGCGTCCCCAAAGGTGAACAGCTCGGCCACTTCGGCTTCCAGCTTCAGGTCGAAGGCGAGGTAGAGCATGCTCACTTCCGCCTTGGCGGCAATCGGCCCTTCCTCTTCCGCCTGGCTGTAAGTGGCGAACAGGGTGCCATCTGCCAGAAACACGCCGAAGCCGGTGAATTCGTAAGTGTCCGTCGTGCTGTCACGCATGGTCAGGTGCAGCGTTCCGGCATCCACGGCAGCGCCGGAAATGGTGGCCACGCGCTTGATCTCATCGGGCAGGGCAGTGAGATCCGCCGCAGCGACAAAGGGCGTGGCGCTCAGCCCGATCTCGGCGATCACGATGGCATCCAGCCCGCCGGACTCGGCCGCCACGATCAGGTCAATGCCGGCATCGGTGATCGTAAGGGGAAGGGGGTCCATCAGCCTACCTCGAGAATTTCGCCAGTTTCGGTGGTCAGGGCAAAGCCATCTTCGGTGACCAGCACATCGGTGACCGAGACATCGGAGGCGAGGGTCAGGCGCCGGAACACCATGGCATGGCCTGCCCCGCGAAGAGTGAGCTTCGCCGCGCAGGCGAGCTTGAGCACCAGGTCAAAGTGCGATCGCGCAGGCTTGGTGCGGAAGATGTCGCGCACGATCTCACGCTGGAATGCGGCGGTGGTGCGGGCGGCCTGCGTGCCGTCGATCGGGATGATCACCTGGAAAGTGTGCGGATCCATCCGGGGGCTGGTTTCGAACCATTCGACCAGCTGGATCAGCCGGTCATAGCTTTCCAGCAGATCCTCGATCGAGGCAGGCGTGCCTTTCCGCCGCTGCAGTTCGATCGCGCGGGCGGTTTCCATGCGCTTCTGATATTCGCTCCATTCCGCTTTCCAGCGGTCGATGGACAAGGCCCAGGCCAGCCAGGGCAGCAGCTCGATCGGGCAATTCCATGGCGACCAGAGATCCCGCAGGGGCACGGGCACCTCACTGATCCGCGCGAGGGATTGCGCCAGCGCCCGTTCGAAAGGGGTGGCATTGGGCGGCAGGAGATCAGTCGGCATAGCCGGCAAACTCCAGCGCGATGCCGGTGCAATGCCCGGCCTGCGTGGCAGCCAGCACCAGATCCTCTGCCGGGCTGGGCAGTTCCACCCGCTGGACGCCCTCACCATGCAGGGCGGCGAAGATGCCGGAGCGGGTGACATCGCGGCCCAGCTTGCGCACCAGCTCGACATAGGCCTGCGCCTTGGCCAGCGCGGCGGCGATCACCACGGTGGGATCGGGCCCATCGTAGAGGAACAGATCCGCCTCGATCGCATAGGGCACGATCTCGGCCGGCTGCACTGTCACCAGATCGGTGAGCGGGCGGACGCTGCGGGAATTGACCCGCGCCTCCACCGCGTCGAGCACGTCGGGCTCCGGCTCGCCATCCCCCTCGCGCGCCAGAACAGTGACCAGCACCTCGCCCGGCGCGGGGCTGATCACCGATGCATCGAGCACCGAGGGATGGGCGGAAAGGGCATGGAAGACATAGGCCAGCGTCGGCCCGGCGACTGAGAAACTTTCGGGCGCCAGAACCACGCGGGCGCGCAGCTCGGTATCCGATTCCATCACGGCGGGAGTGCCGGCATCCTCATCGGCAGGGGTGATTTCCTGCCGCTCCACGCCAACCAGCGCGGCCAGCTGATCGAGATCGGCACTGGCGGCATAGGCCAGCATGACCGCGCGCGAAGCCTCGTTGACCCGCTGGCGCAGCAGCAGTTCGCGATAGGCGGCCACCTGCAGGATTTTCATCACCGGGTCGCTTTCGACCACGGCATCGAACTCGGGCCAGAGACCTTGAAGGGTGGCGACAAGGTCCGCCAACAGGGTTTCGAAGTCGAGCGCCTCGATCACGTCCGGCGGGGGCAGGCGTGAAAGATCGATGGCGCTGCTGGTCGAGGTGCTGCCGGAAAGCATGCAGCATCGGATGCGCAGCCCCGCGCGCGCTGGCTAGGCAGGGGCCTCCTTGGCGGCATGGCAAGGAGGCCCCTGCCTAGCCNGGCGTTGGGGCAGCAATTGTGGGGGCAAGCCGGAAGGGGAGCGCGATGCGAAGGTGGCTTTACGTAGTGGACGAGGAAGGCCGCGAGATCAGAGGTTCGCGCCGGTCACTCGATAACATCCGCGACTGGCGGGACATCCACCGGATCGAGGGCGAGCTGCGCGCCGTGATGGGTGAGGGGTGTGAGGTGCGGGATAGTCAGCCGGACTAGGAGCCTTCATTGTGACTTTCATCCTTGCGGTTTTGGGCAAAAAATCTGCCTGGTTGCTTGCTGATCGTCGGCTCTCATATCCCAATCGTCATAGAGACGATGGGTGCAAGATGCTGGAGGTGAGTGCGCGAGATGGAAGTGCATTGTTGGGCTATGCTGGGCTCGGCGCTTCTGCCCGCCAGACCGAGCCTTCTGAGTGGATGAACGATCTCCTCATCGACCTGCCTGCAATGCCCTTGGAAAACTACATAGGTGTGCTCGTTGAGGAGATGCGAAAGTCCTTGCCCATCCACATTTCTAAGATGCCAGTTGCGGGGCACTTTGTTGTCGCGCCAGCCATCGTGGAGGGGGCTCCTCGACTTTACACGATCGGACTTGTTCTAGGTCCGGCCGGTGAACCGATAATGCAGACGAACCGATATATGAGATTGGACAAAAGCAAATGGTTTCCTCGAATTGGAGTGGGTGGCTCTGGTGCAAGTCACCTCGATCCTGTTGGCGATTGGTATCGTAACCTGTTCCGCTTGATTGCAGCATTTGAGAAAGGACGAGTCTCACCGCTCAACGTGGCCGATTTCTTGGCCGGTTTGAATGCAAATGTGTCCCGCAAAGACAGTTTAGTCAGCCCCAAATGTATCGTGAAATGGCACTGCGATGGGGGAGGCGTACAGTTCTATGATGGAGCGGATCGCTGCGAGCAGGACCGAACGGTTCCTGTTATCGCCGACGGACTTGATATCGGGCGAATTGCCAAATCAATATTGAGTTACATCGGCGAAGATTTTGACAAATTCATCGGCGGTGATTTTGACAAAGAAGAGGCTCAAAAGCACCTAGATAAAGCATACCAAGAACCGCGGAAAAAGCTTTAGTTTGCAGTCTCTGTTAAATGCCGCAGCACTTCGTCGAGCAATTCCTCCTGCTCTTTCCCGAAGCCCAGAACCCGCCGTGCGTCGTATTTCGTGCGGATCACGCGGCCGTCGCGGGTGCGGCCGACGAAGCCGGTCAGGCCGAAGTGGTGAGTGGCGGCGGTGTCCTCAACTGAGCGGCTGCCAAAGCGCAGTTCCCCTTCTTCGGGTGAAGTGCGGATTTTGAGGCTGGACTGTTTGCCCAGGCGGCGGAACATCTTGCCGCGCTTGCCCTTGCGCTTCTTGCGCGGGGCCATCTTTGCCCCATCCGGTTCCAAATTCGTGGCGATGCGCTGGGCATTGGCGCGGCGGGCGGCGCGCATCAGCCTGTCGATCAGCTTGCGCCGGCCGCGCGGTTCGACGGCCTGCAGCAGCTCGCCGAAGAAGGGCTCAATTGCCTCCAGCTCGCCCTTGCGTTCCATCAGGCCCGCTCGGCTGCCAGAGGATCGGGCACCAGCTGAGTGCCGTCCAGCCAGATCGCCTTGAGCCGCTCTCCGCCCGCCACGATGGGCATGGTGTCCGGCATCAGGGGATCGGGCTCTTCTTTCACCTGCATATCGAAGCCGCCATCCGCGCGCCGGGTGGCGATCACCGCTTCGGACAGGGGCAGGTCTAAGCTGATATCCGCCTTGGCGTTGGAGATCAGATCGGCCTCGAATTCCAGCCCGCGCCCATTGGCGGCAGTGAGCAGGGCGGGTTCGTGGATCCGCAGCCAGTCCAGCAGCACGATCCAGATCAGCAGGCTGGGCCGGGTCCATTCCTCGATCACGACGGTGAGCGTGTAGTCGAGGCGGTAGCTGAGGTTCTCGCCCTGGGCGGGATCGGCGGCGCGGCATTTTACCGCGCCCTTTTCGATCCACATGCGCAGGCGGTGGGGGTCGCGGGTCAGCTCGGGAAAGATCTCCATCAGCTTGGCGCGCAGGCTGTCAGGCTTTTTCATCGGCGATCCTCGCGGGCGGGGTGGGGCTCATTGCGTGGCTTCCACGATGCGGAGGCCATTGGCCGTGGCCACGGCGAAAAATTCCCCATCCGTGGAAATCAGCCCTGCCATGACTTCGGCAAAGTCCCCGGCAGGGAATTCCAGCCCTTGCGGCATCACGCCCTCACCGGCCCCCGCCAGCATGGCGAGAAAGGCCTGATCCGGCTCGACCAGGTTGAGGCCGAAATGGCTGGCGGGCGCTTCGCCTGATGGCGAGAGGGCGATGGAATAGGATTGGGGGCCGTGGCCAAGGGCAGCGCCCAGCGCATTGGCCGCTTCCAGCAAGGCGGCGGGAACGATGAGAACCAGCGCCATCAGTAAGCCCCTGCGATGCGATTGTAGTGATCTTCCGCCCAGGCGATCTGGGCGGGCGAGGGAATGCCGGCGACGATCATGTCGCCGAACCAATAGCCGTTGAATGGCAGCGATGTGCCGCCGCGCCGGAAGTAGTAGAGTGGATGGTTGCCGTAGTTTCCAGTGCCTTGATCAACAGTGGATTGAGCCACTTGTGCGCCATTTATTCGGAGGGTTGCTCTGTCGCCAGAGATGTTGCCCAGCCCAGTCAGCACGGCGGTATTAGGCGCCGCGACTACTGCGTTGATGTAACTAGCCGTTGATTGTGCATTGCCCTTAGACGCGCTGGCGTATGAGGCGTTTGATGCTGCGGGGGCGGCGACAAATATGGAGCCGTTGTTGCTGGCCATGTTTGAACTAAGTTCGATAAGAATACCGGCTGCCACATCGCTCATTTTTTCAACCGCAGTGAACACGGCGAGCTTGTCGGTTCCGGTCAGGTCGAGCGGAGGCGTCACCATCCCGTCATCTACGCCATCCGAGTATAGGCAGGGAACGCTGGGCACCCCGGCTTCGGTTACGTCGTAGGGCTGCAAGACCTTCTGATAGGCCGTTGCGGTGGAGCCGGTTTCAAGCTGAGCGCCCCCCATCACAACGTCGTGGCCTGTGACGGGGCCATCGATCCCCGGCCCGTATTGGAATACGAGCACACCGCCCACGGTCGCGGTGTATACCAATGTGAGCCTGCCGTTTTCATCCTCTTGCCCAAGACTGGCTCGAATGTCTGCGCCGCCTGAAACAAACAGACGTAGAACGTCGTTACCCGAGATGGATGGTGGAGGCGCAGTGTATCCCGGTTCAACGTAAACGGTCGCAGTGAAGGTCTGGCCGGCAGTGACAGTCACAGAGGACTGCGAAATTCTTGGACGATTTCCCGACGATTGGAAGCGCAGCCCCGAAATGCCGTTGGAAAGAGCGGCGAAGCTCTTACCCGGTGGGGCGGCGCTAAAGTCAGTCCATCCGGTCGGCACCACAGCGTCTGGGTCCGTATAGGTCAGAAGGTTCCTGCGCCCGCCACGAGGCACGCGGCCATAGAATGGCTGCTGGGCAGTGGAAGCCTGCGCCATGTGCGGGCCGGGGAGGGCTTTGACGGAGATATTGTCCCACTCAGCCCAACCGTTGGCGACATTCACGTAGGCCCCGAGGTTGAGATAATGCGTGGCCTTGGTGGCTAAGAAGTATCGCGTGTTTGTGGTGATGTTCGCCGCCACGGCGGTCGCCTGATTCCCGTTCGGTGCATCTCCAACATACCAAAAGGCCAATGATCCACTGGACGTCGCACCGCGAGAGAGCGTCACCTTGTAGAGGCAACCTGGCACGCAGTTGATGGCCTGAGACGCCAGCCCAAAATTGAAACCAGAAGCATCGTTGGTAACGCGTATTCCGCCGCCGGAGCTCTGCGATATGATGCCATTTCCGACACTGCCAGAGGCAGGAGCCGCAGTCCAACCGGCTAGGCCATCCGAGAAATCGCCATTTGTCACAAGTTCCGGCTGCTGCGCCAGTTCCTGCGCCCGCGTCCGGCCATTCCACAACGACTTGTCGAGCACCAGCGCCACTCGGGAGCCCAGCGTGGCGGGCGTGCCAGCGAAGTCAGCGAATACCGTGTCAGGATCCCACACATCATGCCAGACCTTGAGGCCTGCGCCGAACGTGGTGTGCGGGGTGGCCATGCCGAGCGCGGCGATCGCGCAGGCCGAGGCCAGCAGGGTGCTGGCAAGCCGCATCAGGCAAAGCGCCCGAAAGCCACGGCCTGCACATTGGCGCCGGTGGTGATCTTCCAGGGGCCGGAAGCGGACTTGCCGCCGAGCGAGACGGGGAAGGGCACCAGCTGGCCCAGGCTGTTTGCCCCGCCGGCAAAGACGGTGATGGCCGCGCCGTCCCCATCCTTGATCGAGACCGGCCCCGGCGAAGTATTGAGCGGGGTGATCAGCAAATGGCTGAGCGTATCGCCGGAAGCGCCGCCGCCCGCGCCCAGTGGCATGGCGGCGGAATTTGCCGGAACGGCCACGTAATCGAAGCCGTCCAGCAGCGCGATCTCGCGTTCCTGATTTTCCTTTGTCGCTTGCTGCGCCATCATCTGGGCTCCTTACTGGTCGGGCTGGCCTGCCGGCGCGGGCGGGCAGAAATCGTAATCCGCGCCCATCGCCACGGCGGCGCGGCAGATGCGGCCGGCGGCGAGTGAGACGCCCAGTGCCCAGACATCATGCGCAGCGCCAAAGGCGGCGCTGGCATCGGGATCGTCCACGATGTCAGGGGTGGGGCGGGGTTCCTGTGCCACCGCTTCCCGCATATCCGCAGCTCGCGGGAAGATCGGCCTCTCGATAGCCGGCCCGGAGCAGGCGCTGGCAATCAAGGCGCTTGCGAGGATCAGGGCTGGCGCCAGGCGGCGGATTGTTGAGCGCATCGGCGTAACTCCTCTGCAGGTCCGATAGGATTTTCTGGTCGGCCAGCTGCTCGGCGGCGGCGGCCTCGTTGGCCTTGATCGTGCGGCCCAGTGTCTGGTTGTTCGCGGCGGCGAGGTGCCGTTCCACCACGCCGGCATCGTGGAAGTGCAGCCAGAGGGCGAAGCCAGTGGCAGCGGCGGCGAGCAGGCTAAGGGCAAAGACGTAGGGCGCGGCGCGATTGGCGGCCTGCTGGCCGAGGCCGAGCTTCGCCAGCAGGGCGGTGATGGTGGCGAAGATCATCGGGCATTTCCTTCCATGCCGAAGCGAGGTTCGGGAAGCTCGGCCGGGGACGGGGGCGCCTCCGGCTCGGGCGCGGGCGGGGCGGCAAGCCGCGCCATGGCATCGCTCTTTTCCCGGCTCGATTGCGAAGTGCCGAAGTAGAAAGTGACCGCCGCCAGGGCGAGGCCGGAGAGCTGGCCCAGCATGTAAGTCACCAGATCGCGGTTGCCCTTGGGGATCGGCCATTGGAACAGCCAGAACAGCGCGAGCTCGAAGGCGCCCACAAGCAGCAGCACCAACACGGCGCGCATCATGTCTCGCGGGCGAGGGCGGCTCACGCCACCAGCCCCGGCAGATAGACCGTCTTCCCGCCGCGCTTCACGGCGGTCAGTTCCTGATTGCGGTAGGGCTTGCGCCAGCTGACATGCACCCACCCGCTATTGGCCTGGCCGGGGGTGTAGAATTCGAGGATCAGCTGATCGTAATTGAGGTGCTTTTCCATCCAGCGCGCCACCTCGAGATTGGCAACGCCGGGCACTTCGAAGTCCGCCGCTTCGCCGTTGCGGTGCTGGCTGGTGGCTGCCCCGCCGATCCAGTGATTAAGCAGAGCGCTGCGATAGCCGGACGATATCACCACCGGGCGCCGATAGTGCAGCCGCACCGGCTCCAGCACGTTGTGGCACAGGGCCTGCAGGTTGCGGATCACCGTATCGCTGGGGCTGTTGTCGATTCCCAGGCGCGCGGCCGTCTGGCTCTTGAGGAATTCCTCGAGCGTGAAGTGTTCGGAGATCTGCATGGTCAATCCTCCCCCTTGCGCCGGAAGAGGCGGCGGATGGTGTCGGTTTCGTAGATTCTGATCGCGGTCCAGATGATGGTCAGGACAGCCGCGACGGACGGCAGGATCTGCACAAGCGCCCCCAGCATGGTCATGATCGAAAGGCCGTCGACCACGTGCTTGGCGGGCTCGGACATTTCGCGGAACGGGTCGCTCATCATCACCCCCACAGCTTCACGGTTTCGCGCACCGGCTGAGCGCTGGCGGCTTCGGGCAGGGTGATGGCGATCCCGGCGGGCAGGACGGGGCCGAGATCGGCCAGCCCCGGATTGAGTTCCAGCGCTTGTTCCACCAGCGCGGCAGTACGGCCGCGATGGCGCCAGACGATCTGGTCGAGCATTTCGCCAGCCTTGCTGGTGATGGTTTCCAGCGCGGCCATCAGATCAGCTCCGAATTGGTGCGCGGCTTGCCCATGATCTGGCGGATGGCGTGGGTTGCCTCGCGCCGCAGATCGTCGGCCATGTCGCGGCGCTGGTCGGCCCGGTCGCTGCCTTCGCGAGTGGCGGTGAGATCGGGATTGCGTTCGGCCAGGCGCGCGGCGGCGAATGAGCAGACGGCAGAGAGGAACAGCAGCTCGCGCCGGGGCTTGCCGTCCACCGTCACGGCGGGCGGCACCGCGCCGAGATCCGCGTGGCCGGCGGCGATCTGCGCGGCCTGCCAGTCGGCCAGTTCGTCGATCGCCGAAATCATTCCCTGCTGCAGGGCTTCGACCAGGCGGGCGTGCGGAATCGCGCCGCCGATATTCACCTGATCGCGTACCTGGTTGACGTCGATTGTCGGCCACCACTCGCCCGCGTCGATCGTGCTGCCATCGGGCGAGGCAGGAAGCGGCGGGGTGGAGATGACGTCGCTGGGCATGGTCGGGTCCTAAAGGGGGGTGGGGATCAGCGGTTGCGACAGGGGGAGAGGATCCCGTCGCTTCCGCATCACCGCCCCCCTGGCGCCGTGGCGCGAGCTCTCAATTCTCTGCGGCAGCGGCGGCGAGTTTCTTCTCCTCGCGCTCCAGCTGCTCGATCTGTTTCTTGACGCCGACCTTCGCATCGAGCTGGCGCGCGCGGCGCAGCGAGGCGAGGGCGGCATCGACCATGGCGGGCTTGCCGCCGGCGGGGGCACTGTCGGCCGAGGCGTCGAAATTCTCCGCCTGCAGGGCCCAGCTTTCGCCGATGGCGCGGTGCATGCGGGCGATTGTTTCGTCCTTCACGTCGCTGACCGGATCGTCGCCCGGTGCTGCGCGCAGCAGGATATCGTGCGGAACGGCGCCTGGATTGGCGATGGCGAAGTCTGCCAGCTCGCTCCACAACAGGGCGCGGGGCGAACGGTGGAAGCGTTCCGGCAGCTTGAGATTATGCGCGATCACGTGATCGGCCAGCAGCAGCGCCAGCGGCCAGTTGCGGATATCGACGGCCCAGATCAGGCAGTGGATTACGATCTCGTCCTGCGGAGCGGCAGTGCCCGGCTCGATCTCAAGCGCGCCCTTGCACCAGTCGAGATAGGCCAGGATCATCTTTTCCTTCTCGACGGCCTTTGCCTCGGTCGACTGGATCTCGTGGAGCTTGCGCAGATCCTCGTGCAGCTGGCCGAGCAGGCTCTGGTACTCGGTCGCGACCGGGCCCTCCTCGGGCATGGCGGGCGCTTCGCCCTGCACGAGGACAGCGCCGGAGGCAGCGGCCGCCAGGGCGGCCAGCTTGGCTTGCTTGTGACGAAGGGCGGGACTGAACATGCGCGGCTCCTGATTTGTGGGTGGAGGGGGCGTGGTGCCGTCCCCCTCCTGTTTGTCAGGCTCCAGGCTGGCCGCTGGCACCGGCAGCGTTCCCCTTCACAGCCCCTCCGGGGTTTATGGCTTAGGGGGCGGCCGGGCGTGCCGGTGCCCCGCCGATCACGATGTTTTCGACCAGAACGACGAGCTCGTAATCCTCGACCACGTAGGCCTCGTTCACGCTCTCGTAGTTGGCCACGCGGTCCTTCTTCGGTTCGTCCGCGAGCATCCGGCGCCGGGTTTCCTCCTGCCAATAGATGGAGAGGTTATCGAGGCGGGTGATCAGGATGCCGTTGGCCGGGAAGAAGGGCACGCGCACCGCCGGCAGGCCGCCTAGCGTCTTGCTGGAACGCAGGATGCGGTCAGTAGCCTCGACTTCCGTGGCAGTGGCGCCGGTCTGCTGGGCGATGTTGAAATATTTGTCGTCCACCAGTTCGTGGCCGACGATCACCACCAGTTCCGTGTCGCCGCGATGCCATTCCGGCAGCATGCGCTTGGCGTCCAGCACCAGGGCATCGATCGAACTGTAGTCCGCAGCTGCGTCAGCGGAGCCACCCGTGGCATTGTAGACGGCCTCGCCATCGAAGAGTTCGACGCCGGCCTTCACATAGATCGCCTTGAGGCCAGGATTGTTGGCGCCGCTGGCATAGACGGTGAGATTGCCATCGTTGAACACCTGCTCCGGCGCATTGGTGCGAATCTTGTAGAGCCAGCCTTCGTTGACGTCCTGCAGTAGCGGGTTGGCGGCGCGATTGGTGGTGGCCGCCGCCGAAGTGCCGTTGAAGCCGATCATGATGCGATCGCGGCCCTGCTGTTTCAGGATCGCGTCGCGAATGATGGTCTGGAATTCAGGCTTGTGGCGCCAGGCATCGAGCCGAGCATACCGCAGCGACCAGTCGAAATTGGTCTGCTTGCAGAAATACTCGTTGATCTTTTCGTTGTCGGTCGGGTCAGTCGGGTTGCGCTCGCCAGCGCCGGACGTGTCAGTGCGACCGGCCAGCGTGCGGGTGACGCCCAGGCCGAGCGTTTCGTCCGATTGCTGGGTGACCGGCTCAATATTGATCAGCTGAAGGAATTCGGAAGATTCCTTGATCTTCTCCTCGAGCCGCTGCCCGACCACCGGGTCGACCGAGAACTTGGTGGTTGCCCGATCGACGCCGTTGAGCAGCGCGATCTGGCTGACATAGGCGTTGAAGAGGGCGCGGGTTTCGTTACGCATCGTTTGGTGTCCTCGATCGAAGTGCGCGGCTTGGGTGGGGTTTGGCGGAGCGGGCGGGGATCAGCAGTCAGTCTTGCTGTAATTGCCGCTGGGGCCGGTCGCGGGAGGGCGCCTGGGCTGGTTGGGGGCTTCGGTGTTCTCGATCGACGCGGCCAGCGCATCGACCTTGGCCGTCAGCGCCGTGATCTGGGTGGAATTGACCTCGGCCTGCCTGGTGAAGGCCTTGTCCAGCGTCTCGCCCAGATCGCTGGCGAATTTGGCAAAATCCACCGGGGCCGGTTCGGCGGGCTTGGGCTGTTCTTCCTGCCTGGGTGCCGCGCCGGGAAGCATCGCGGTCAGTTTGGAGAAGAAGCTCTTCACCTCCTGCACGGCGGCATCGGCTGCCGGGCCTTCCGGCATCAGCTCGAGCAACGCCGCCTCGATCCCGCAGTCCTGGGCGGTGAGCAGGATGGTGCCGGGCAGCTTGCGGTTGAAGGTCAGGCGATCGGTGCCGATCGAGGCGGGGCTGTCGGTCAGGGCGCAGCCCATCAGATAAGCGAAATCCTTGCCTGCGAAATTCGGCTCGATCTCGATCGAGGGGTAAACCTTCTGTCCTGCGGCATTGAGCTTCTTGGCTTCCTCGGTCACCTCGAACACGCCGTAGAGGCCGGTGCGGGTTTCCTTCTGGCCGTTGAAATCGACTTCGATTTCCTCGGTCGAGAGCTCGAGTACGTCGCCATAAGCCCGGAAGGGGCCGTCGCCGCTGATGCCGCGAATATGCTCGATATTGAGCCGGGCCCCATAGGTCTTGGGATTGAAGCTGCTGGCCATTTCCTTGAGCATCTTCGCGTCGATGTTGCGGCCGTCGACGGTGGCGCCAGAGGTGGCGAGCAGGAACTTCTTGGTCTTCATCGGGGTCTCCCAGGGCGGAGGCGGTTCAGCGGGTTCGATGGGGCTGGAAGGCCCGAAATGGGCTGCTTTACGCAACAGGCCCGCCTCCTTGCTGTGCCGCCAAGGAGTGCGCGAAGGTGCGGGCGGGGCAGTGACGCGACATTCCCGCCGGGATGCAGGAGCCGCCCGAGACCGACAGCAATGTGCCCGCACCGGCTGTGCCGTTCGAGGCGCGCCGCGCTGCGCGCTCGCTCTATTGGCGGGGCTGGGCGCTGACCCAGATCGCGGGGGAGCTGGGCCTCAAATACTCAACCGTTGCGAGCTGGTGCCGGCGGGAAAAGTGGGATGCCGCCGCGCCCGATCTGCGCCTTGAGGAAGGGCTGCTCGAGCGGCTGCTCACTCTGGTGGGCAAGGAACAGAAGACCGGCGGCGACTTCAAGGAAATCGACCTGCTCAACCGCCAGCTCGACAAGGTGGAGCGGCGCCGGAAATATGCCAGTGGCGGGAACGAGACCGACCTCAATCCCAATATCGAGCGGCGCAATTCACCGGCGGCCAAGGCCAAGAGATCCCGGCGCAAGAACGCGCTGACGCATGAGGACATCGAAAAGTGCCGCGCCCTGTTCGCCGAGGGGCTGTTCGGCCACCAGCGCGCCTGGTGGGAGGCGAGCGGGCAGACGATCCGCTTCATCCTGAAGAGCCGCCAGATCGGCGCGACCTGGTATTTCGCGCGCGAGGCCTTCATGCGCGGGATGGAGACGGGCAATAACCAGATCTTCCTGTCGGCATCGAAGAACCAGGCCGAGATCTTCCGCAGCTATATTCAGGATTTCGTCTTCGCGGCGACCGGGATCGAGCTGAAGGGCAACCCGCTGGTGATCAACCGGCAGGACGAGCAGGGCAACCAGCTCGAGCCGGTGACCTTCTATTTCCTGGCCACCAATCTGCGCACGGCGCAGGGCTATAACGGCGACGTCTATCTGGACGAATGTTTCTGGCTGCCGGGCTTCCTCAGTTTCGAGGCCGCGGCGAGCGCCATGGCGTCGCAGAAATTCTATCGCCTGACCTATTTCTCCACCCCCAGCACCGTGACCCATGGCGCCTATGGCAAGTGGAGCGGCGAGGAGTGGAACAAGGGCCGGCCAAAGGCGGAGCGCCAGCGGTTCGACACCAGCCACAAGGCACTGAAACAGGGCGCGGTGGGGCCGGACGGGATCTGGCGCCAGATCGTGACGATCGACGATGCGGAAGAACAGGGCTTCGATCGCTTCGACCGCGAGGCTTTGCAGCGGCGATATTCAGTCGAGGAATTCGGCAACAAGTTCCTGTGCCTGTTCGTGGACGATACGCAATCTGCCTTCACCTGGGCGATGCTGCAGCCCGCGATGGTGGATGCCTTCTACAAGTGGAAGGACTTCAAGCCCGCCGCGCCGCGCCCCTTTGGCGACAAGCCCGTGTGGCTGGGCTTCGATCCGAACGACCAGGGCCGAGACAATGCCCAGATCATGGTGGTTGCGCCACCAGATCGGCCCGGCGGCAAGTTCCGCCTGCTGGAAAAGCAGAAGGTGGATGGGGATTTTGCCGCGCAGAACCGCGCGCTGCAGCAGATGGCCCGCCGTTACAATGTGACGGATATCGCGATCGAGAACAGCGCCTTCGGCAGCGCGGTCTACCAGCAGGTGGTCAAGTGGTTCCCGCTGGCGCGCAAGGTGGATTATTCGATCACCGGCAAGGCGCATATGGTGATGAAGGCGCAGAATTTGCTGCGCGCCGGCCGCATCGAGATCCCGATCGAATTCGGCGACGTGCGCGATTCCTTCATGATGATCCGGCCCAGCCTGACCAGCAGCGGCAAGCAGCTGACTTATGTTTCCGGCCGCAGCGGCGAGCTGGGCCATGCCGATATCGCATGGGCGACGATGCACGCCCTGATCAACGAACCCTTGGGCGTCGAAGATGGCGGCACCCGCAAGGCTAAGGTGGAGTTTTTCCAATGAGCAAGAAGGCCAGCAATTCGGCCGCGACCGGCAAGGTGGTTGCATTTGCGTTCGGCGACGATGCCGGCGTGCTGGACGGCCAACTCTGGGGCTATTTCGATGGCGCGTGGATTTGCGGCGACTGGTACGAGCCGCCGGTGCCGTTCCTGGGCCTTGCCCGCAGCTTTCGTATGAGCGCCCACCACCAGAGCGCGATCAAGCTGAAGGTAAACCTGCTGAAGCGCCACTTCGTCCCTTCGCGCTGGATGGACGCTGCCACCCATGAACGGGCGGTGCTGGACTATCTCCAGATGGGGAACCTTTTCCTGCAGGAAGTCCGCAACCTGGCGAAGCGACCGCTGCGGTACGAGGTCAGCCCGGCGCTGCACACGCGCGTGGGAGTGGAAGCCGGCCGCTACTTCTGGGTCAAACCTAATACGCTCGGCCTGGGGAGTGTGAGCGGCGATTATGAGTTCCCCGCCAATTCGGTGATCCACCTGCGCGAGCCCGATGTCGAGCAGGAGATCTATGGCATGCCGGGCTGGTTGAGCGCGCTGCAGTCAGGCCTGCTCAATGAGAGCGCCACCCTGTTCCGGCGTCGATATTACATCAATGGCGGGCATGCTGGCTACATCCTGCTCGTGACGGATGCGACGATCAGCGAAAAGGACTTCGAGGCGATCAAGGCCCAGCTGTCGTCAGCGAAAGGCCGCAACAACTTCAAGAATCTCGCGATCCATTCGTCCGGCGGCAAGCCCGATGGCGTGAAGCTGATCCCGATCTCGGAGGTTTCCGCCAAGGATGACTTTGGCAGCATTAAGAACGTGAGCCGTGATGACCTGCTGGCCGCTCACCGCGTGCCGCCCCAGCTGATCGGCGTGATCCCGCAGAACAACGGTGGCTTTGGCGACGTGCGCAGCGCGATGGACGTCTTCTTCCCCAATGAGATCGAACCGATCATGCGGGCGATGGAGCAGGTGAATGAACGCACTGGCCTCCCGGTGGTGCAGTATCGCGAATATCAGCCGATGATGACGGCCACCGCCGCCTGAATTCCCTCCGCCGAGAGGCGGGGGAAGGGGGCGCGGCAACGCCCCTTTTCCGACGATCCATGCTCGTCCTGTCCCCACTCGGTCCCGCCATGGGGCCAACCCGCCTGCCGACTCGGCGGCGGAACGAATAAGGAACAAATGAGATGGAGTCGAATCCCGGATACGTCCTGGAGCATGTTACCCCCTGCCGGCCGCCGGCGCCCTATATCGGCGGCAAGCGCAACCTGGCCAAGCGCCTTGTCACCTTGATCGATGAAACGCCCCATTCACTCTATGCCGAAGTGTTCGTAGGCATGGGCGGGGTGTTCTTCCGCCGCGATCGCAAGCCAAAGGCCGAAGTGATCAATGACTGGTCAGAGGATGTTTCCAACCTCTTCCGGATCCTGCAGCACCACTATGTCGCCTTCATGGACATGCTGCGCTTTCAGGTGACGAGCCGGGCAGGGTTCGAGAAGCTGTTGGCGCTGGAACCGCGTTCGCTGACCGATTTGCAGCGGGCGGCGAGGTTCATTTACCTGCAGCGCACCAGCTTTGGCGGGAAGGTGAGCGGACGGCATTTCGGGGTGGCGGTCGATAATCCGGCACGCTTCGATGTCACAAAGCTGGCCCCGGTACTGGAAGCGGTGCACGAACGCCTGTCTTCGGTTTCGATCGAGCGTCTGCCCTGGAGCGCGTTCATTGCCCGCTATGACCGGCCGGGCACGCTGTTTTACCTCGATCCGCCCTATTACGGGAACGAGCGCGATTATGGCGCCGGGATGTTCGAACGGGGTGAGTTTGAGCAGATGGCTGAGCAGCTCCGCCAGATCCGGGGTCGTTTCATCCTGTCGCTCAATGATCACCCCGAAGTGCGAAGGATCTTCGCCGGCTTCAATTCCCGCGAGGAAGAAGTGCGCTGGACGGTGGGCGGAAACAGTCGCGCCAAGCTTGCGAAGGAAGTGATTATCACCGGCTGATCCAGGGGACGGCAGTCCGCTTGATCGACAACACCTCGGAATAGGGCCGGCAAAGCGCAAAGGCCTGTTCCGGGGTGCTGTCGGTCCATCGGGCGTGGTCGGCCGCGTTCAGCACCACCGGCATGCGGTCGTGAATGTCGGCCGTCTGCGCGGTGGGCGGGCAGGTGACCATCGAATAGACCGCTCCCCATTCTTCGCTCTCGCGCCAGATCCCGGCGATGGCGAACAGTTCTTCGCCGGGCACTGACAGCCAGGTGCGCGTCATGCTGCCATAATCGCCTTCCGCCTCGGCAAAGGCGCTGACGGGGATCAGGCAGCGACGGTGGACGAAGCTGTCCTTCCAGAAGGCGGTGTGCAGTCGATCGTCACGGGTGTTGGTGACGGCCTTGGGCTTGATGGGCTTGCCGGTCTTCTTGCTCACCTGCCTCAGCGGGAAGCCCCAGTTCATCTGGCGCACCTCGCCCTGGGCGACGACTAGGCCGGGATAGCCGGGGAAGATCAGCTCCGAATGATTGGCGCCCGCCGCCGCATCGGCCGCGCCGAAGAGCCGGGCGACTTCGGCGGAGGCTTTCGTCATGCGGTAGAGGTTGCACATGGGCGTCGAGGGTGAGCGCGGCAGAGGGGCACTGTCAATCGCCTAGCCACGAAAGCGACGTATCTCGCTCTTCCAAACCCGGTCGGGCGGCATCGGGAGGTAGATTGTGGCACTCGCCTTCGCCACGTCGATCGAGGCGGGGCGCACCTTGCGGCGCAGGCTGGCCAGACAGCGGGTGCAGTAGAAGCGCGGGACGAGGGCCCGGAAGCCATCATCCCAGTGTCGGCAGCGGCAGAGCCACCACAGGCCATGGGGATCATGGAACGCCGTGTGACCGCAGGCGCAGCGGATCCTCACGGTCTGATGCCAGGCAGCTGCCTCAAACACGCAGGTGGGAACCGGGATGCCATCAACGTAGCGACTCATTTCGGAACGAATGAAGAACAAACGGCGCAACCGCAAGCGATGCGACAGTGCATTCATGTTCGGCGAGCCCAATGTGAACGGGCCGGTTCCCGGACCCCGCGCGCCGCCCTCGCCCCCACGCCTCGCCCTCGGCTTCTTTGGTCGGTTTTTACGCAGTTCGGTTGCCACTGACGCATGGCTGGAAGCGTGACGTTTCAGGGGAAAAGAGCGCCTCTGCCCTTCGAGATCACGCAACGCAGAATGACGCACGTAAATGCATCTCGGTCGGCACTACAAACGCATGGGGGCGCTTGGCATGGACCTTGCGCTTCCCCCCTGGCAGCCCATGGGCGGCGCAGCCGCCCCTGCGCGCCGGTGCGGCCGGCGCTTTGTTTGGGGGTTGGGACACCTCTAGATGGGCACCGGGGGAAGCTAAAGGGGCATGAGGTCCCCCTATGGGGCCTCATTCCTCATATGGATCAGTATGATCCCCCGGTTTCATCGTTGCTGGAGGATTCGCGGTGCAGGTTATCGCGACCGTCGAGGGCGGCGGCGATATTGCGCAGCGTTTCGCCCAGGAGCCTGTCGCCAGTCCAGAGGAAGTCCCGCGCATATTCCGTGGCCGAGAGGCCAGTGAGCATGCGTTCGAATTCTTCGCGCTCCATGCGGCGTCTGTCTTCCTCGCAGTCGGCCGTGCGAGGCTTTCCGATCAGACGGGCTAGCCAGCCCTTTAATGCTTCCGGGACAAGCAGGGCGTAGGCGTTGCTAGCCTGCTTCACCTGAGGGCCTCCCGGCTCTGGGTTCTCGATCGGCTGAGATCTGCGCATCCATTGCAGGAAGCCATGCTTGCGCAGTCGCACTATCGCTTCATGCACGGCGGAATATGCGCGGCCTATTTCGTCTGCGATCGTTCGGATAGCTGGATCGAGGCGGCCGGTGGCATAGTCAACCTTGCCATAGAGGTATTCGAGGACGGCGATTCCGACCTCTCCCAAAGCACCGTTCCTTGCACCAGGTTCCTTTTCTCGCCTTTCGGCACGTGTTCGAATTTCGAAAGCCTTTGCGGCCTTAAGGAGCGCAGCCGTCCAGCGCTTGCCGGCGCGGACAGAGCCGCCGTTGATCGGCCGCCAGATCCGATCTTCGATCTGTCCAACGTAATAGCTGTTTCTCCAGACGGGTTCGCCACTACGTGGACTGTCGCCGCGCGTGAGTTGGACTCGTGTTTTGCGGTCGAGGGCTGCGCCAGTGATCTTGGCTGCCAGCAAGCCGAGGGGCTGCGCATCGAAGCTGGGAACTGCAGCCGTCATGCTGCACCTCCCATGGCGTTCAGCGTGTTCTGCGCTTTGCCTTGATCAAGCTGGCCGGGGCGGGAGCTGAAGGCAGAAGCAAGTCTGCCCACTCTTGAGCGAGTTCGCGTCGCCGGGGCATGTAGGCCGCTCGATTGTATGCAGCTTCCACGCCGCCAGGCATGTGCGCGAGCATCATGTCGATAATCCCGCGATCGCCTTCGCGGCCTGCGGTTGCAGCTCGTTCGTTCATTATGGTCGAGAAGCTTGCCCGCCAGCCATGGGGCACATGGCGATCGCGATACCCAGCGTCGAGATACAACTGGCTCAGTGTGGAGTCGCAGATCGGTTTCGTCCCGCGATCGCCGGGGAACAGCAGCGACTTGTGTTGGCTGGCTTGCATTGCCGCGCGGACCGTAGCGACCGCCTGCAACGAAAGAGGCACTATGAAGTCGAAGGCAGGATCCGCCTTGCGCGTCTTGCTCAGTTTCATCTTGGATGCCGGCACACGCCATAGTGGCATCGTTCCATCCAAGTCCTCGAATTCGTTCCTCTCGGCTAGACGGACCACGCCCGGCCGAACAGCTGTCAGCGCGAGAAGTCGTGAAGCCAGCTTGGTCGAAGTCGATGCGAGCTGCACCTTGTCGATTGCCTCGACCAGCGTTCGGGCATCCTCGATCCGCAATAGTGCTGGCCGGCGCCCACCGCCGGATGGCGAGAGCGCCTTGCGAATGATCGCTGCTGGATCCGTTTCCGCCAGGCCTGATGCAATGGCCCAGACGAAGACCTCGGAGATGTGGCCCCGAACTTCGTGGGCCATAGTCTTGGCGCCCCGCGCCTCGATCCGACGTATTGCCTCCAGCACGTCGCTGGGCGTCACATCCTTGATTGAAGTGCGTCCGAACGCTGGAAAGGCGTTGGCCTCGAGGCGTGAGAGAATGTGCGCGGCATAGCGCGGAGACAGGCTCTGCTGTTTCTGCGAATGCCAGCTGCGAGCCACCTCCTCGAATGTCTCGCCGGTCTTCGCCTTCAGGCGCGCAGCTTTCCGTGCGGCGGCTGGATCGGTTCCGGAGATGATTTCGATGCGAGCTCGATCCCGCGCTTCGCGTGCCTGTTTCAGTGAGAGCAACGGGTACGGACCCAGATTGAGCTTCTTTTCGCGACCCGCAAAGCGGTACTTCAATCGCCAGCTCTTCGTGCCGCTGGGCAGAACCGCAAGGTAGAGGCCCTGACCATCGAACAGGCGCAGTTCCCGATCGCCGGGCTTCGCCGCCAAGCACGCTCGATCTGTAAGGCGGTTGTTCTTCACGAAAGGCCCCCGGCAAGGCCCCCAGCTGCAGCGCCCTTCGCTGCGACTCAATGGCCCCACTTGGCACAAAGTCTTTGCATTTTAGGGCAGAATTGCAACGCTCTCGGCGTTCATTGACACCAGATGGCACAAACTCTGGCTGGGGCGGCAGGATTCGAACCTGCGAATGCCGGTACCAAAAACCGGTGCCTTACCACTTGGCGACGCCCCAGCAGCGTCTCCGCCTGCGCTCTCGGGCGCATGGGTGAGGCGCCCCTATAGCGGGGCCTCGCCCATGCGCAAGGTGCTATACCCGTCCTTCCTCAGAGGAGATCGGGGCGCTTGCGGATCGGATCGAACAGCGACTGGTCCAGTGCCTCGAAATCCGCGGCCGAATGGCGTTCGGCCATCGCTTGCGTATTGACGAGCCGGCCACGGATGGCGCCCGGACGCGCGTCGATTGCGCGGATCCAGCGGCCGACATTTTCATACTCGTCGAGGCTGAGGAAAATGTCACAGCGATTATAGGCGCCGTGATAGAGGTTTCCCAGCCAGGTGTAGGCGGCGATGTCGGCGATCGTGTAATCACTGCCCGCAAGATATTCGGTCCTGGCAAGCTGCATATCGGCCACCGCGAACAGGCGCTTGGTTTCCATCGCATAGCGGTCAATCGGGTATTTGTAGCGTTCCGGGGCGTAGACATAGAAATGCCCGAAGCCGCCCCCCATCGAAGGCGCGCTACCCATCTGCCACATCAGCCAGCTCAGCGTTTCGGCGCGGGCGGGCTGGGCCTTGGGCAGGAGGTAGTCGAACTTCTCGGCCAAGTGCAGCAGGATCGAGCCGGATTCGAACACGCGGAACCGCTCCGGTCCGGACTTGTCGAGTAGGGCAGGGATCTTCGAATTCGGATTGAGGTCCACGAAGCCGGACCAGAACTGATTGCCTTCGAAGATCTTGATCAACCAGGCATCGTATTCGGCATCGGAAAAGCCCGCTTCCAGCAGTTCTTCGAACATGATGGTGACTTTCACCCCGTTAGGAGTGCCGAGCGAATAGAGCTGGAACGGGTGATCTCCCTCCGGCAACACATGATCTTCGCGCGCGCCGGCGGTCGGGCGGTTGATGCCGGCGAACTGGCCGCCATTCTCGGGATCGAAGGTCCAGACCTTGGGCGGAGTATAGGTGTCGTCGGACAT